TAAGAAGTTTAAAGACGTTCTTAGCCTGAATTTTTTGATCCTCATCTAGATCATCTTCCTCATCTTCATCTTCGTCTTCATCTTTATCATCAGTATCTTCCTTCTTATCATCCTCTTTATCATCATCCTTCTTGCTATCTTCATCATCTTTATCTAAATCTTTAGTTGCTTTATCTATAGCCTCATCTAAAGTAGGTTTGGCTTCATCACCTCCGCCAGGTTTTTCATCACCTTCTTTTTCATCAATAGTTAGTTGATTTAAGTAGAATAATTTCCTTAGTAACATATAATCTCCTAATACACTTTAGATTTTGGACGCATTTCAGCTACACTATCACCCTTTTTACCATAAAACTTAGCCATATTTCCAGCTATTCTTTCAATATGAGCCTTTCTTTGTTCACCTTTAGTCGCACCCTTGCGGCGGTCGTGCATTTTAGATTTCTTAACTATTTTCTTCTTAATCGGTGTCTCGTCCGGATTTTCCATATTGTTTTACAGTGTTAGCTGCACTCCTATGTTTGAAATATTCTACTTCTCGTAGTCTCTTAACTGCGGCTTTCTTACTTAAACCTGGTTTAGATAAATTCTTAGAACCTGATTCAGACTTAACTTGAAATCCATTACCTGATTCAACTATCATTATTGACCTACCTGAGAATAAAGTTGAGCCGTAATATCATTAAGAGAATTAGGCATTTGCCTTTGAGCCATACCTGCGGCTGCCCCATTATCTTGATTTCCTTGAGGAATTAATCCTTGAGCTGCTACACTTTGTCCAGCCATATTTGCCTTTTCCATTAATGCAAGCATAGCCATTTTCTGATATTCACGTATAACACGTTCATTTTTATATCCGCAACGATATGCTGTTTCTCTAACTAATGTAGGAGACATTGCTATGGCAGGAAATTGTGTAACTAAAGAAAGAAACTCGATAAAAGAAGCTTTCTCTTTTACCATGTTTTCAGGAGTAGAATTAACGACATTACAGATAATATCGAAATCATATCCATCTACAAGACTTTGAGAAGTGATATAATTATAGATAGGCTGTTTATCTTGAACCTCAGAAAAAATATCCTCTGGATTACCAGGGTCTAATGAAGATTTAATCCAGAATCCCTGCTCTAATTTTTCTCCCATCTGGAGTAACATTTCTCTCCCTACGGCAGAAACGAATCGAGAGAAATCTATTTGTTCTAAACTTTCTACTATACTTTGGTCTGAAGCTATTTGTCTAGTAGCTGTAGCAGTTTGTCTATCACTTGCGCGCCCGCGAGCTACAGGAATACTTGCAACTATATCAAAGTCATCTTTAGCCATCGTTAATCCATCAACAATATTTGCATCTATTTGTGGATTTTGGATTGGCCTAACTGAAGGATTTCCATCTTTTCTCTTAGTTACAATAATAGAGCCATCTTCGTCTGTTTTTAATTTTTCTAATTCATCAGTATCGTGGTCGCCTTTTGAGACTTCAAATTTTCGTGTTGCACGACGTCTATATCTTCTAATTTGTTCTCGTGCTTCATTAACTTCATTTTGTGGAGATAACCATTGCCATACAGGAGGAATAGGATACCATCCTTTAAGGGAGATATCACTTCTATAAGTAGCGAAAGGAAGCCTTTCAAAAGACTCAGAATACATTTCAACGAATGGACCATCTAAAATCAATAACCTTTTCTTACTAATATTGTCCCAAATATGCCAAACTTTACAAAGTTCGCCGTCTTCTAGGTCAGAGATACCTTCAATCTTATTTTCTTTAAAATAATCTAATGCGTCCGCAGTATCTATACTATAGTACTTTGTATCATAGTTACTTGGAAATTTAATACCTTCAGTTTCTTGAAGAACCTTTTTGGAGATAAAACCATAATAGCCGCACCAGTCACAATTCCGTAGTTTAACATTATCGGACATGCTGACTCTGAATCTTCTTGCAGAGATCCATTTTGTGTATACTGCTTCATTATCTGGAAGTTCATCATGCTTTACAACACGATCTTTTGTATCAGAAATTAATGGATCTTCATGAGATTCCATCTCAAGTTTAGGTGCATTAGGATTCTGCCAATCTTTAGAATATCCAACTTCCATTACAGCAAATCTAAAGAAACTATCTAAAGCCGCATAACGTATATCATCTACAAATTCTAATCTAGGATCTGAAACCTTAGTATTTAGAGCGTCTTCTTTTAACTGCGCTGATCTTACAGCAAAATCCTGATTCCAGTCCATTTGTCCAGGCCGCGGGGTTAGAATAAATTCAGGATAAGTATACGTTATGTTTGCTACTTTTCTTTTGATCGTAGTATAAACTAGATTTACTGTGTATGGCCGGCGGGACCCAGATAATTCTATCTGTACTCCATTTGCTAATCTCCATTGAAAACATTCCCAATAATTTTCTAATGTATCACAACGAAAACGGTTTTCCCATTTCTTATAATACTTATTAGCTTGAGAAATTCTTAGTCCCCAAGGTGTAGTAATTGAAAGGTCTATCGAAACTTTTTTAGCCATTAACCTTGATTAATCAAATTGTTCTTATTTTTAAAGACTTGATTATAGTATGCAAAACTTCGTTTCGGCGGCTTCTTATGCACTATTGGTAAACCTACTCCGTGATATGCAACATAATATCTTACGCAATCATAAGCATGATCTGGAACACTTTCATCTCGATCTTCAGTATAAAACTTCTTACCATTTATTTCACCTAAGAGTTTCTTTTTCTGTCGAGATGTTTCTATTACAGCTTGGTGCACCCCATAAGGCCAACGATTTATAGAACTCATTAAAAAATAAAGCCCAGGTGATGGCAGATCTGGAAGGAGATCCACTTTATTTCTAATGTTCAGTAAATTTGTTATAGTCGTTATAGGGTGCCTAAATTTCGGAACGCACCTAAATAATTCATTTATTCTATTTCTTGTAGCAAGTTCGTTATTATCTGCTGGTCCCCAATGTATCGGAGGGGCAGTTATTTCTTCCTCATCAGCGTATTCATCTGCTACAGTCCAAAAGTTTCCATTCTTTTGACCTCCCGTACCTTTTTTAAAGATCGCGGGATCTGCCACATCTACTTCTAAAGACCAATTTTCTTCTCCAACTAATTCAGAGTTAATATCAAATATGTTCTGACGATGTTTAGAAATAACTTCATTTGGCTGGTAATATTCGCCAAATATAATATGTATCCCATTGTAGCAAGCAATCCACAAGCAGCAAGTAGGAGAAGTTTCTCCATGATCGAGTATTTTAAATAAGGATGCTTTGCTTCGCAATATTTTGAGAAGTTCATCCCAGACTTCTTGAGATAGTTCATCTGGATTAATCTTACATTCCTTAGGAATATAGTGTACTGCTCCTCCGGATATAACTTTTTTACCTAAATAATACTTATCTATCCATGCCTGATCTCTTGTAAGAATTTGAGAAATAGTACCAGCATCATTAAGATTATCGTCAGTCTTCCTAACAATAGAAAAATGCGTTGATAATGACTTCCGTTCGGGTGAGTCGTCATCAAAATAACGAGACACCCAATGAAACTCATCATCAGAAGGATTGTCGAGAATATCAACATAATTTAATACTAATGGTTGTCCGTATACTTTATGTCGTGGCCATTCTGGAAACTGATCTAATAAAGGTTGCGGAACAATAGCCTTATCCCAGCGGCCGACACGTGCATCCATTAATAGAAAAATACTTTCTTCGACTTCCTCCGCTTGATCTATAACTAACGAATTAATTTCAAAACCCTTAGCCGTAGCCTCATCCATCTGATCGAGATGAAGCCAATATATTCTTGACCCATTAATGAAAACTGTAAGACCAAAGTTCTCGTCATGTGTTAAAATAAATTCTTTAGGGCAAATCTTAAAAAAGGTTTGCATCGTAGTGGCTCGAAGGTTTTTATAAACCTGCCGGCAGAAAGCCATTCTGTAACCTGAGAAAGTAGTTAACATTACTACTGCTCTTTGACAAGCTACATAAGTCTTACCATTACCAAAACCACCACCAAACCTATTATTACGTTTGCGACTCCAGAAGAATATTTCTTGTTCAGGATTACGGAAATCTATTCTAAGATCCATTACGGTCCTACAGAAATAACTATTGTAATGTTAATTACTGGGCCAGTAATATCAGGTTGAGCGTTATTAATTACTACTGTTAATGCGTTTGAAGTTCCAGTATTAGGTTTACTTCCGTCACATACTTTAGTAGGATCTGTACTAGAACCTGCTTTATCTGTAGCTTTAGCTGTAATGGTATACGTTCCATTAGTTACTTTAGTTGTATCCCAAACAAAAGTATAGTTAGTTCCAGAATTAGGTGTAGTAAATAATGGTGAGAGAGGATTACTTCCAGAAAAGAATTGAACATCTTTAATACCACAAGATGTTGCCCCTACTATAACTGGATCACTTGCAGTTGCAGATAAAGTTACACTTCCATTTACTGTTTGGGCTGCTAGCGTAATAGGAAACAGTAAAATAAATAAAAGTAATTTTTTCATACTAGTTTAATGTGACAGGTTGATTAGTAATTAACCTTACTCCAATATTCGCCGCTGCCATAACTGGCATAGAATACTTTGGAGGAATAATACCTGAGGCTCCTATCGAGATGGCCCCGCCAAGTAAATTTAACCAAAATGTTTTAGACTTCAGAATATTCTTAGCTTCCATTTATTTTACTCCCATTAGTAAACAATACCGCTCCTGTGGTCTGCCGGATATAGAGTTCAAATCCCTCACCATAATAACCCATAAATACTTTAAATGCTTCTGTAGAATTTAATACTGCTAATTCAGAGGAACCAGTTACTCTAGTTAAACAAGAAATAGTCTTACCTACACCTATACAACCTTCAACATCATTTGGCCAGTTAGCTATATGAAATAAAATATTTTCTCTATTAGGAACATTTAATATTTCAATAGCATTATAACCATCTTTATTAAAAAATCTAGGGACACAAGTATAAGACCCTTCAGGTATACAAGAAATCTTACTTGCATTATTTAACCAAGGACGCTCTACTGTAGCTAACCAGTCAGATCCACAAAGAAACTTACCAAAAGTTCCAAAAGGAAAGTAAGCAGTTCTAATTAAGTCTAATCTTTTCATTTTCCCTTAGCTAAAGCGATATTAATTTTTTGAACATCTTCAGTAATACTACTATGAAATATCTTATCTTCTATAACATGATCGTTGTAATCTTTAAGGGTAATATCTACTTTAGTCGTCCAACTACTTAACTTCCAGAAAGCTCCCAATAAGATACTTGTTTGTCCTATTATGGCGATTAGAAGAATTATACTGTCTCTTTCCAATCTATCCTCCTAAGAGAAAAATTCTCCTCTTTGTTTTGCTTCCATTTCCTTATCTAAGTCTGTTAGAAAAGGATATGTTCCACAAAATCTATATCCCATCTGTTCACAGTAATTACGTGATTTAACTATAGCCTGTGAAAGATTTCCATGAAATTGAAAACTTTTAACCTCAGGTGCCCGATTTCCTCTACGAAACCATACTATATATAGAGGTAATGCAGGATTAAGTCCTGGAGCTATTTCAATTGATTTTTCTTCTGGATTAGTTGTTACAGGAGAATCAGGAGTCTCAGTTTTCATAATATTCCTTAAGTCTAATTAAGATACAGGTACAACTAAGTTAAGCAGGGTTTTAGCCTCGCCGGAACTTAATATATTGATAACTACAGATGGAACCTTAACTTTCTTTTCAGCATCAGTATAAACAGAATTAGCCTTAAGAGAGATTTCTGCTGCTCTTAAGGCTATTTCTGGTTTATCGTCATTCATTAATGAAGCAATTCTAGAGGCAGCGGCTTCTATTCCTGCGCCGCGAGCTTTAAAAATCTTTTGAACATGAGAAAGTTCTTCCCCTGCGGGAATCTCAACTTCATCAGATTCTATTCCAGCATCAGAAAGAACAGAATTAATTCCGTTAACTACTTCATCATTTAAACTGTAGTTAAGCCGCGTACTCACTTTGTTCGCACTCCTTAGATAGAATAAAGATCATAGGATCAGGTTTAATAAATGCCCTAAGAGGAGATAGTTTAACTTTCTTCTCCATGTGCTGAGCAAATTTAATCTTTTCTAATTCAATCTCATGTGGAAACTTTAATTTAGTTAACATATTCTTCCTCCCTTCTAACTACAGTACCCTGTGGGCTTAAATTATATGATAGGCCGACATTCTTTTTAGGATAATCAAATTTAGATCTATGACAGATTAAGGCTAATCTTCCTGGAGGGAGATCTTCACGGAAGAAGATTCTTATTTTACCGTATTCTGTTTCTAACATTGTATCGCCTTCGGTGGCCCTACTTATGCAGCGGGTGATAATAAATAAGTCTTCAATTTTTATACCTTGTTCCTTAACTCGCTTTTCTAAAACATCGCCGACCCATTGTCTTGTAACTGGTATATGTATTCCGTCTATAATCATATAGATACACCTGTACTTGGCCTTGTAGGGAGTATGCTACATTTCATGCTTGTGTGCAACCCCTTTTTAGGGTATGCTTTCAGTAGGTTACGCGCTTCATACCTAACCAGCTACCGGCGAAGCCGGATAATTTAAGTAGGAGTTTAAAAAGTTATGCCAAGTAAAGGTTCATTAGAAGAAAGACAGAAAGAGATGCGGAAAAAATTTTTGAAACCTAAAAAAGAATCTTCTATTAGGAAGGTTTCTAGTGTGGATATTCTTAGGAGTTTAAGGAAATCTATATTAAGGGGGGATTAGTTGAAACTGAAAATGTTCACGTGTGGTCTGTTGGGGGTGTCTACCCGGTCAATAGATGATAGATTATAGATCATACGATAATCTATTAACCTAGAATCAATTACTTACAAACCATGTCAAAATATTGACACACCGAACATATGTCGGTATCGGTTTACCTTACACTTTTAAAAACCTTGTAAACATAACAAAAGAATAAACTTATACGTTTACATGAAAATGTTGTAAGGTTTACCGACGTTTACTTAAGTTATTGATTCTAAATAAGTTAAGTATCATTTCATGTTTACATGTCGGAAAACCTTACACTTTTTCAAGTGTCAAAGAATTGGATGTATAAGAAAATAAATAAGTTAAGGTTTGGCAGGTGTATTGCTCTTATGTGGGCAGGAGGAACGGACAATGACAAGCATGAAACAAATCTACAAACATTATCAGCACCACCTACGCCTTTGTCGTCGACTTAAAGTATCTACACATTGGACTCTTGAAATGATGATTGCAGCTAATCGGTAGATGGTTCTTTAGGATGGTTCGATTCCATCCTACCGAATGTTCGGTAAGGTCCATTAAGGTTTCTGGTAGGGTTAGATTTTGGCAAGAGTAAGTCCAGAGGGAAACGACCGTTACGTCTGGTAAGTCTTTTGTACCATTGTGGAGTCGATAGCTTAAACAGGCTAATTCCATAACCCGAAACATACTTTCCCGACAAGCCAGAGGATTTAGTCAGAATCCGATTACTTACCGTAGGCACATGTAGCGCGAGAGAATCCTACATAGTAGAGCAAAGGAAATACTTACCTATTGTTTGTAAGCGGTAGGCAAAGGTTTCCGAAAAGCCCATGTTAAACAGACATGGTACAGTTTCATTATCTAACAAGTAATGAAAGGGTATTGAGCAACTACAGTAGGATTC